CGTGAATGGCCACGCGCAAGGCTGTGGCGTGGCTTGGCCTGTGAAAATGTTACACAAGCCGCTGCGAACGACGTATTACGTTACGCTCTCCGCGCCGTTGAACCTCTCGGAGTTGTACTCCACGTTCACGACGAAATTGTTATTGAAACCGATCAGCCCGAAACCGTCACCGAACAACTAAGAAAAGCAATGTGTACGCCCCCGCCGTGGGCGCAAGGTTTACCGTTAAACGCCGAGATTCAAACAATGGCACGTTACGGTAAATAAAAAAAAAGCCACCGGCGAGGGTGGCTTAAACAACTAAGGAGTATTGCATTGGACTTCGTCGATTTTATCTCAAAAGTCGCCCCCGAGGGTGAAACTTGCTTGCTAGTCAAGCAAAAGCCTGTTGGGAAAGAACAACACGCCGATGGCACGATCAAGGCGACATGGCCAGCCTTTTACCCGAGCGAGTACAAAGAGGGCGGTGCATGGTACGCCAATACCGCGTCGTTTATTGTCGAACGGTTTAAGAGTAAACCGAGTGCGTCAATTCACAACTGTGACCATGTTGCCTTTCTTGTGCTTGATGACGTGGGCACTAAATCAAAAGCACCCCCGTTAGAACCAACGTGGAAGATCGAAACTTCCCCCGATAATTTTCAATGGGGCTATACGTTTGCCTTAGACGATCAACCTACGCACCAAGTTTTTAGCGCAGCGATCAAGGCAATAGCCGAGGCGGGTTACACCGACAAAGGCGCGACTAACGCCGTACGCAACTTTAGGATACCTGGCAGCGTCAACCTCAAGCCCGAGCGCAACGGGTTCAAGTCGGTGTTAACCGAATTTCACCCCGAGCGTGAGTTTAGTTTGCCCCAGATTATGGGCGCCTTTGGCGTGACTTCCGGCCCCGTCGAATCCAACGCGTACCGCCCGATCAAGATAGACGACGACGGTACCGATAACATTTTTGCGTGGTTGGCTGAGAATAGCTTGGTCATTAATCGCCCGAACTCCGAGGGTTGGGCGGGCGTCGTGTGCCCCAATAGCCATGAACACACGGACGGCAACCCGCAAGGGCGCTACAACCCCTCTATGCGCGCCTATTGTTGCTTGCACAGCCATTGCTTGCAACTAGACAGCCACATCTTCCTTGAATGGGTCGAGGGGCAGGGCGGCCCAAGCGCAGCACCAGGTTTGCGCGATGAATTGTTGGCGTCCGTCATGGCTAAAACGTATTCAATCATCGCACCTACCGAGGCGTTTCCCGATGACGTCAAGCGTCGTCAGGTAGAAATAGAACACCGCGAGCTTGGGCGCGTACAAAAGCGCGAGTGGTTTGCCCGTTTTGCTTACATTCAGTCTGACGATTCGTATTTTGACCTTCAAGACCGACGTGAAATTTCCCGTGGCACATTTAACGCGCTGTACAGGCACGTTATTTGCAAGTCAATCCGTACAGGTCGCCACGTTGAGGCGTCAGTTTGCTTTGACGAACTACGCCAAGAAAATGGCGCGCCAGCTTTAGTCGGCATTACCTACGCCGCTGGTGAAGCTGTCCTTGTCAGCCGAGGCGGTGACGTATATGGCAATAGATGGCGCGATGCCCGACCCGTAGGTGTCGCGGGTAATGTCACCCCGTGGCTTGACCATTGTCGTCACCTTGTGCCCGACGAAGTGTCGCTTAACCATTGTTTTGATGTGATGGCGTACAAGCTGCAATACCCCCAAACCAAGATTAACCACGCTGTCCTACATACGGGCATACAAGGGTCGGGTAAGGACACCATGTGGCACCCATTCATTTGGGCTGTTTGTGGGGCAAATAGCGTTAACCGTGGCTTGCTAGATTCCGACACCATGTCTTCGCAGTTTAATTACGCGCTCGAGTCTGAAATATTGATATTGAACGAACTCCGCGAGCCCGACGCGAAAGATCGTCGCGCTTTGGCGAATAAACTAAAGCCAATCATCGCTGCCCCTCCTGAGTATTTGAGCATTAACCGTAAGAATCTGCGACCCTACGATATGGCAAATCGTCTGCTAGTGCTTGCATTTTCAAACGACCCTGTACCCATTACCCTAGACAGCCAAGATCGTCGCTGGTTTGCGATCCGATCAAACGCTGCCCGTATGACCCCTGAGGCAAGCCTAAAGATATGGCGTTGGTTTGAGAACGGAGGTGTTAGTGCTTGCGCTGCGTGGCTAGCCCAGCGCGACGTGAGCGCGTTTAACCCTGCTGCCACGCCCCCAATGACCGAATTTAAGACTACCCTAGTCGAACAAGGTATGAGCGCGAACGAATCGTACCTAGTCGATATGATTCGTGAGCGCAGAGGTGTTTTTGCACAAGGTGTTATTGCTAGCCCCTTCCACGCAGTCTGTGACACCTTGTCGCTTAACGCGCCTGGCGCGTACAAGGTCAGCCAAGGCGCGCTTCTTCATGCGCTGATGGAGTGTCAATGGGTAGATTGTGGTCGCATATCGTCGCGTATTCACACGACCAAAAAACAAATCTATTGTGCGTCGGATATGCTTGATCACAACAAGAGCGACCTACGCGCGATGGCTGAGAATACGACCATACGCGCGGGAACCCCTATGGCTGCTGTCAGTAACCTAACGATCGTAAAAAAACCCGCCTAGGCGGGTCTGTGAGGGTTATTAGAGGTCGAAGACTAGAATCATTAGAACGACCACAGCAGCAGCGATTAGCGATATGGTCATAAGGGCATTAACTCCGCAAATAAAGGGTTTAGGCGTGGGATATACGCGCCTATATCAGCGGGAAAAACTGAACGAAAATACCCGCGCTCGCACATTGAGCGCAGCGTAACGTAATCGCTGATTGAATAGACGGTATATGCGCGGTTTTTAACGTGTACCACGTCGCCTACCTCTACTGGCTGTCCGTTTTTATATTTCATCATTCAACCCTCAACACAAAATGATCGCCACTTGGGTAGCCATATTTCCAAGACTGACCAACTTTAAGCGCGCTGATTTCTTTAATATCGTCAGGTTCGTATCCCGCATCTTCGTGAAAAAAATCAAGCGTGTGGCTAACAATGTGTTCGTCGCCATACCCTGCACCCCAATAACATACGAATTTTTTCATGCTGTAACCCCTTTAATAGGTGAAGAATCAGTACAGATACAAGCTATGCGTTCAAACTTAGGCGCGGTGTCTAACGTACACGCGATCAAATTGCGACCTGTATGCGTGTAACTTTCAACGCGCATTTTGCGCCCCTGCACCTCAATAATTTGCCCAATCTTATATTGAGTCTTTGGGATAAATGCAAATCTCATGCTGACACCTCTTCGCAAGATAAAGTATTTTCTTCGTATCGCTCTTTATGGTCGCCTTGCGCTCTAGCATCAAATAGCTCATGCGCTTGGTCGTATGCGTCGTTTTCGTCTTCGCATTGCACAAGTATGGTTTTCTCAATAATGGCTTGGATAACTACTTTGTAAGTTTTCATGCTGACACTCCCGCCAAGTCGATTAAAAGCTCTGCAAGCTCAGATATGCTCATGTCGTCGTAATCGTCTAGGTTCTCAGTTTCAAGCAGCGCGTAGGCGCGCTGTGGTACGCGCAAACCAGCTTCGCGCATGGCGTTTAATTCTTTAAGTATTTGGTTTTTCATGCTGTGCGCTCCTGAAGCCATTCATCAATTCTGTTTAACGCTGCGTTAACGTAATCTTGCTCTATCGCAGGGCTTGCAAAATGGCGATTTTTTATGTCGCCTAATTCGTAAACATCACAATGGTTTTCTAGCTCCTCTGTTGACGTACACGCTGCCAGCGTAGGGTTAGCCAAAATCTCAGCTTTGATTGATTCAAGATACTCATTCATGTTAATTCCGCCATAACTTCTCATAATGTCGCCTCCTCAATGGCTTTTTTGATGTCGTCTAAATTGTCTGATTCCAAAATCAAGCGATCATTGAGCGATTCTTCAATGTCTTGGTAATACAGAATGAATCGTTTTGTACCTACGCGCAGTTCAGGGTTAGCGTACTCGCACCACAATTTGAGGTTGTAGGTCGCGTTAAACAGCGAGGGGCAAGTATCGTTGTGCCATGAATCGTCAACAAAACCATTGAGCGTGGGCAGCTCGGCATCGTAGTCGGGAAATTCTCTTAAATAATGGGTCATGCTTGCACCTTTGAGTTTGCAAAACAAAAAACGTAACCGCGCAAATCCGCGCTATCACCAAAGCGCATATCAGTTAAATCCCAATCTAACTGATACTTTGCAACTAAGGCTTTGACCGCCTCAAAGTGAACCGCCTCAAACGACAATTCGTAGGGGTAAGGAATAATTACAGATAAACCATTGGCGGTATACGCTTTGACGCGATCGCCTTTAGTGTTAGACGCGCCGATAAATTTAGTATGTATGGCAATCATATTTGCACCTTAGTTTAGGGTAGGGAAGTTTAGAGAAAGCAAGCTAACAACAGCGCAGCGCACATCAACAGCGCAGCGATTACGTCGTGAATCTTATTCATGCCGCACGCTCAATCGCGACGACTGCGCTGCGCCTAACTGGCGCGCCAAGGTAGCGACCAACGTACACAACAACGTAACAGCCGCTAAACACGCGCTGAAAACTGTGTTTAGCTACGCTGTAGCGTGACGCGACAATGGTGTATTTGTTGCCGTTTACTGCGCTGAATTTGTACTGATACTGTTTCATGTTGTAGGTCACCAGGTTTGTTGAAGAGCTTTTATTGTACATGAATTTATAGCAATGTACAACTATTTATAGCATAAAGCTCACAAAAGCTCACAATTTTGTCGGTCATGTCGGTAAGTTTGTCGGTCAGACAATTAGGTAAAAAAACCTACGGGAAATGCTTATTTATCAGTCTGTTAGATGACTTGTAGTATTAGTTAGTTAGTAGATAGATAATAAATTAAATTCTATAAAATACTAAGTATAGCTTTATAGCTGTATATGTGTCGCTGCGTTTTGGTTCGCGCTGTAGCAGCCAGTAGACTTTTTTTACTATGCCGACATTGCCTACATTGCCTACAAGTTAAACTTAGTATGCACATAATCCTAAGACTTAGTGAGTACCAGGTGCTAAGACTTAGTGAGTATTTGGCACTAAGACTTAGTGAGCTTGGCTAAGACTTAGTGAGCTTGTAGGTTGTCCAACAACCTAAGACTTAGTGAGCCCAGGCCTTGTGGCATTAAGCATTCTTGAGGGCATGGGGTAGGGGGGGGAGGGCCCTGCGAGGAGCCCTAGCTAGCGGAGGTTATGCCACCAAAATTTTTTTATATAATAAATTGCCTACATGACCTACAATCGCAAAATGCTATCTCTACACTTCACACCCCGCGAAGTCCGCGCCACCGAGTCGCGTTTGTTGCGCGTCTATGAGGCTGCGCGTCTTGGTCTGTCTAATGACGCGCTTGCGTTGAAGGCCGGCATGATGCCCGAAGAGTTTCGCAAGCTCTGCCAGCTAGACCCTGTGGTCGAATTAGCCGCTATGCAAGGCCGTGCGGATTCAGAGTCCGAAATGTCGCAGGTTGTGCGTGATGCGGCGTTAGCGGGCGACGCTAAGATGGCGTTGGAGTTCTTAAAACACAAACACGACTGGGTCGCCAAGCAACAAGTGCAAGTGGACGTGACGCAACAGATCAGCATCATCACCGCGCTTGAGCAGGCCGAACAACGGTTAACTATAGATATGGAACCCACGGATGCAAACGACACAGTACAGCGCCGCCGAAGAAATGCGCCTAATGTCGGCGCTTTGGTCGCCCAAGATCAAGGATGACCCACTAGCGTTTGTACTTTATGCGTTCCCTTGGGGTCAGAAGGGTACGCCTCTTGAAAACTTCACCGGCCCCCGCAAATGGCAGCGCGAAGTGTTGTCTGACCTGACCGCCCACATTAAGCAGAACGGCGGCAAGATTGACTTTGACACATTCAGAATGGCAACGTCATCAGGGCGTGGTATTGGTAAGTCTGCGTTGGTCAGTTGGCTAACCCTATGGATGTTGTCCACCCGCATTGGTTCGACTACCATCATTTCAGCCAACTCAGAGTCGCAGTTACGATCGGTCACCTGGGCAGAGATTACCAAGTGGCTCGCCATGAGCTTAAACAGCCATTGGTTTGAAGTGTCAGCCACACGGCTCATGCCCGCCAAGTGGATTACCGAATTGGTCGAGCGCGACCTAAAGAAAGGCACACGCTATTGGTCGGTTGAGGGCAGGCTTTGGTCAAGCGAGAACCCTGATGCGTACGCAGGGGTTCACAACTACGACGGCGTGATGGTGATCTTTGATGAGGCCTCCGGTATTGATGACGCCATTTGGGCGGTGACTGCGGGCTTCTTTACAGAGAACACGCCTAACCGCTTTTGGTTGGCGTTCTCTAACCCTCGGCGCAACACCGGCTACTTCTACGAATGCCACAACTCCAAGCGTGACTTTTGGAATACCAAAATTGTGGACGCAAGAACGGTCGAGGGTACGGACAAGGCGGTGTATCAGCAGATCATCGACGAATATGGCGCCGATTCATCACAAGCTGCGGTCGAGGTCTATGGTGACTTTCCCTCTGCGGGTGATGATCAGTTCATATCATCATCGATCGTTGATGAAGCCATGCGTCGGCCACGGCTCAAAGACCTGTCCGCCCCTATTATTGTGGGCGTTGACCCTGCACGGTTCGGTTCTGACTCGACGGTAATCGCAATCCGGCAAGGGCGTGACATTATTGGCATTAAACGCTTCAAAGGCGACGATACGATGACGGTCGTGGGGCACGTCATTGAGTGTATTGAGGAATATAAGCCCGCGTTGGTGGTGATCGACGAAGGCGGTGTGGGCGGTGGGGTTGTCGACCGGCTAAAAGAACAACGATACAAGATTAGAGGCGTGAATTTCGGAAATAAATCGAAAAATCCGCTGATGTATGGTAATTTAAGGGCTCAGATGTGGGGAGATATGCGAAATTGGTTGAAAACCGCATCAATTCCTAGTGACAGAGTGCTTAAAACTGATTTAATATCACCAATAATGAAACCGGATTCTAAAGGTACAATCTTTTTAGAGTCTAAGAAGGATATGAAGGCGAGGGGGTTGGCTTCTCCCGACGCAGCAGATGCTATATGCGTGACGTTTGCATTCCCTGTCGCGCACCGTGAGTATGTAGAACCTAAAAGTCGTAATTATTCACCTCAAAGTATGTCCACAAACTGGATGGGAGCCTAGAAATGCCTAATACACAACCAATTGGTGTCGCTTTTGCTGACCCCGAGTTTACAACCTGTTACGCAAGCCAAGAGATTGGCTACTCAAGCGCCGCCCAAGGCGCGGTCACTCAGTTAACCTCAAAATCTACTGGTGTGACGCTCAACAAGTCAGCCGGTAAGATCACCATGAACAACGCAGCACTTGGCGTAGGTGCAACAGCGTTGTTTACGTTGACCAACAGCACTATCTCAGCCAATGACGTAGTGCTTGTTAACCTTGGCTCGGCAGGTACAAGCGGTGCTTATTGGCCTTACGTTGCAAACGTAGCTGCTGGTACGGCTGTAATTGGTTTGTACAACAACACCGCAGGCTCGTTGTCAGAAGCACCTGTTATTAACTTTGCCATCATTCATTGCTTATAATGGCTAAGAAATCCGTATCTTTATCTGTGGGGCGTGGCGAGAAATTGCCCGCTTCTCAAGGTGCGGGGTTAACCGCCAAGGGTCGAGCCAAGTACAATGCGGAAACGGGCTCAAACCTAAAAGCACCCACCCCCAATCCTAAGACCGAAGCAGATAAAGGGCGCAAGGCGTCCTTTTGTGCAAGAATGGGTGCGGTTGCAGCCCATGCCAAAGACGGCGAACGTGCAAAGGCATCTTTAAAAAGGTGGAAATGTTAATGGCTAGTAAACCTGGACTTTACGCGAATATTCACGCAAAACGCGAGCGCATTAAAGAGGGTTCGGGCGAGAAGATGAACAAAGTCGGGTCAAAAAACGCCCCGACTGCCAAAGATTTTAAACAATCAGCCAAAACTGCAAAGAAAAAATGATCCAACCTCTACACGACAACATTGCGGTACGCCCTGACCCGTTTGTGCAAAGCGGGTTGCTAATCTTACCCGAGGAAGACACCCGCACAGGCGTGGTCGTGGCAGTCGGGCCTGGCAAGAAAGACTCAAAGCGGCCCTTAATGGTTGCCGTAGGTGATCATGTCATGTACAGCGGTACAATTGACCGCAAGTATGAAGATTTGATCCTGATGAAAGACAAGGACGTAATCGGATTGGTATGAAAGACAAAGACATCATAGAAACCGCATTGCATCGCATGACAATGGCGATTGCCGCCTATTCTGATAGCCGTGAGGATGAACTTGATGACCTTCGATTCTACGCAGCAAGCCCCGACAATCAGTTCCAATGGCCAGCCGACGTCTTGGCTACTCGGGGCTCAGTTCAGGGTCAGACCATCAATGCGCGCCCCTGCCTTACCATCAACAAGCTTCCCCAGCACGTTCGCCAAGTTACCAACGACCAACGCCAAAATCGACCAAGCGGAAAAGTAATCCCCGCTGACGACAAGGCTGACATTGAAGTGGCTGAGATTTTTAACGGCATGGTGCGTCACATTGAGTATATGTCTGACGCAGATGTGGCGTATGACACCGCTTGTGAAAACCAAGTGGCGTATGGTGAGGGCTATATCCGGTTGCTGACCGAGTACGAAAGCCCCAATTCGTTTGATCAAAACATCAAGATCGGGCGTATTCGCAACTCATTCTCAGTCTACATGGATCCGACAATCCAAGACCCGTGCGGCTCAGACGCTCAATGGTGTTTTGTGACCGAAGACTTAATGCTTGAAGACTTTGAGCGTATGTTTCCGGATGCACAACCTGTGTCCTCGCTCCAAGCCCAAAGCGTGGGTAACGAATCCTACGCACCGTGGTTAAGCGTAGACACCATCCGGATTGCCGATTATTACTATGTCGAGCATGAGAAAGCGGTATTACACTTGTATTACGGCAATGTTAGTGCAATGAAAGGCTCGCCTGAAGACCAGCAAATGGTTCAGATGGGCATGAAGCCGATCAAGAGCCGTTTGGTTGACATCAAAAAGGTCAAACATTGCAAGATTAACGGTTTTGAAGTGCTTGAGCATAACGATTGGGCAGGTGATTGGATTCCAGTTGTGCGGGTGGTCGGCAACGAATTTGAGATCGACGGGCGCATTCATGTGTCGGGCATTGTTCGCAATGCCAAAGACGCACAGCGGATGTACAACTATTGGGTAAGCCAAGAGGCAGAGATGTTGGCTTTGGCGCCCAAAGCACCGTTTATTGGTTACGGCGGTCAGTTT